GAACAATGAGTATAAAAAGGAAGAAAAACTTTTAGATTTTTCTGACATTATTACTAAGTATAACGAAGTTAAAGACACTCCACCTTTAAAAGCTTTGTTTATAGATGAGGCACAAGATTTAAATAAACTTCAATGTGAAATGACAACACTGATGGAGCAAACATCCGAACATACTTGGTATGCGGGGGATGATGATCAAGCAGTTCATAAATGGTGTGGAGCAAATCCATATTTTTTTATTAAATTAAAAGGTAATATAATTCAATTAACTCAATCTTACCGAGTCCCAAAAACAATTGCAGAATTAGCCAAAAGTTTACTCCCAAAAATAAAAACTAGACGTGATAAAACATGGAAAGCTAGACAAGAAGAAGGAATAGTCAAAAGATGTATGTATTTTTCTAATCTTAAAATAGCAGATACTCCAGGTACTTGGTATATCCTTACAAGAAATGGTTATCAATTAAAAGATATTAAGGAGTTTCTTAGAAGTGAAGGAATATGGTTTGGTAGTGCTAACAAAGACAGAGAAAATGTATCCTCTGCTGTTCGAAAATCTGTGATTGAAGCAATATATACTTGGGTAAAATTACAAAAAGATATGCCTATAACTTTAGAAGAAGTAAAAACATTATATTCTTATTGTAAATCCCTAAAGAAAAATTCAGAAGAAAAAGATGGAATAGAATGGGGTTTTAAAAATTTAAGTTCTTTTGCACCTTATAAAGATGATGTTGAAAAAACCTATAAATACAAGGAATTAGTTGAAAAACATGGATTAAAAGCTAATATAGAATATGAGTGGTATGAAATATTACAAAATCTATCTGATCTGGATATTGAATATATCAAGGCTTGCAGAAGAAGGGGGGAAAAATTAATGCAAAGCCCTAGAGTCACTATATCTACTATTCATTCAATAAAAGGAGGCGAAGCTGATCACGTTGCCTTGCACAGTGAAATAAATAAAATACAATATGACTCTCTTATGAAGGGTGATGACGATGAACATAGAGTTTTTTATGTTGGTATAACAAGAGCTAAAAAAACATTACATATTATAGAATCAGAAAAACAATGGGCGTATCCGATTTAATATCACAACAAATCAATAAACATATTGATGAAACCATACTTAACAAGCATGAAAAGTTTGAGCGCGGTAATAGAAGACCTTACCTAGGAGCAAGTATAATTGGTAGACCTTGTGCTAGACAAGTACAATATATGTGGAAAAATGTTAATGTGGATCGCGGGAAAGGTTTCCCTCCAAAAATTCTTAGAACTTTTAAAATAGGTGATGTTTTTGAAGAGATGTTAATTATCTTTGGGACGCAGGTTTTAATTTACAAACAAAAAACTCTAAAGGACAACAATTTGGTTTTAAATATTACAGCGATCAAATAAGAGGACACGTTGATGGTATTATAAAAGATGGACCTAAAGATTGCGGACCCTACCCAAGACTGTGGGAGTGCAAAAGTATGAATGATAAGAAATTTTTTGAATTTGAAAATCAAGGAGTAAAACGTTCACATCCTGTTTATTATTATCAAATGCAGATATACATGGACCAATTAAAATTAACAACTAATCCTGGAATTTTAACTGCAATGAATAAAGATAATAGTAGAATTGTGCACGAAGCAGTACCATATAATGAAATCGATGCTAAAAAAATATTAAACAGAGCTATAGAAATTATTAACAAAACAGAAAGGAAACTACCTATGCCTCGCGTGTCTAAATACAGAGATAACTTTGAATGTAGATATTGTTCATGGCAAGATAGATGTTGGAGTCATGAATAATCCATATAATAAACAAGTTGGCGGAAAACACTATAAGGTGTGGAAAAAACAACCAATTAAATTTATTAGAGCTAACAAACTCGAATTTATTTTTGGAGTAATGATTAAATATATTATGCGAGTAGCAAGTAACACAACGAGTACTGAAAAAAAGATACAGGACTTAGATAAAATAATTCACTATGCAGAAATAGAAAAAGAAGAATTAGAATGGGAGGATGAGATGGATAAAAGAGCTAATAATTCTCCTAATGAGGGACAACTTAAGTAATATGCAAACACCTTTATTTAAACCACAAACAGAATGGGTTCCTCCCCAAACATTCCCTAACCTAAAGGAATCTAAAATGATAACTGTGGATATAGAAACTTGCGACGAAGAATTAAAAGTTAAAGGCCCAGGTTGGCCAACTGGAAAAGGATTTATTACAGGAGTAGCGGTTAAAGCAGATGATTTTGCAGGATACTTTCCTGTGGCACATCAAGGCGGTGGAAACTTAGATAAGAAAAAAGTATTTTCTTGGCTCAAAGACGTATTAGCTCTCCCTTGTCCTAAACTATTTCATAATGCAACTTACGATGTAGGATGGCTAGAGGCTAGTGGCTTTAAAGTAAATGGGCGTATAAACGACACTATGTTAGCAGCTGCTCTGATCGACGAGAATAGATTTTCATACACTCTAAATGCTTTATCAAAAGATTATTTAAATGAATACAAAAGTGAAACTTTACTAAGAGACGCTGCAAAAGACTGGAATATAGATCCTAAGAAAGAAATGTGGAAATTACCTTCAGGTTTTGTTGGTGAATATGCAGAGCAAGATGTTATCTTAACTTCTAAACTATGGGATTTGTTTAACGTGGAGATAGATAGACAGTCTTTATCCGATGTATATAACCTGGAGTTAGATCTACTACCCTTGTTATTAGAAATGACTAGACGTGGTGTACGAGTAGATATAGAAAAAGCAGGTGTATTAGAAAAAGAATTTATAAATAAGGAAAAAGTATTACTGCGCGATATTAAAAAAGAAACCGGTGTAGATGTAGAAATATGGGCTGCAGCATCAGTTGCTAAAGCATTTGATAAATTAAAAATAGATTACCCAAGAACCCCCAAAAGCAAACAACCTTCTTTTACTAAAAACTTTTTAGCAAATCATGAAAACCCCTTGGCTCAAAAAATAGTTAAGGCAAGAGAAATAAATAAAGCAAGAACAACTTTTATTGAAACTATCTATAAACATTCGCATAAAGGCAGGATTCATGCACATATTCATCAAATGAGATCTGATGATGGAGGAACGGTCACTGGGCGATTTTCCTATTCTAATCCTAATCTTCAGCAGATTCCTGCAAGAAACAAGAACCTCGGACCACGGATCAGGAGTTTATTTATTCCAGAGGAAGGACATAAATGGGGGGCATTTGATTTCAGTCAACAAGAACCTAGATTAGTGGCTCACTACGCACGGCTCACGGACCAATTTAAATCTGAAGAAATTATAGAAGCCTACGAAGACCCACGCACAGACTTTCATCAGTTAGTAGCTGATATGGCAGGTATACCTCGTAAACAAGCAAAAACTATTAATCTTGGTTTATTCTATGGTATGGGTAAAAATAAATTATCTGCTGAATTGGGTATAACTAAACCGGAGGCAGAAGATTTGTTTAATAAATATCACACTAGAGTTCCTTTCGTAAAATCATTAGCTACCGCTGTCACAAAAAGAGCTAGCGACAAAGGTAAAATAAGAACCTTAAAAGGAAGAGTATGTAGGTTTGATTTATGGGAACCCAACGAGTTTGGTATACATAGACCTCTCCCATATAACGAGGCATTAAGTGAATGGGCGGGTGGAGAAAATGGAGTTTACTACCACAGAATAAGAAGGGCTTTTACATACAAAGCCTTAAATAGACTGATACAAGGAAGTGCAGCAGACCAAACAAAACAAGTTATGGTAGATCTTTACAAAGAGGGTATTGTTCCCCATATTCAAATACATGACGAATTAGATATATCTATAAAAAATGAAAAAGAGGTTGATAAGATTATAGAAATTATGCAAAATAGTATTAAGTTAGAAGTTCCAACTTTAGTTGATGTAGAAATAGGTCCTAGTTGGGGTGAAACTTACGAAAGGAAGAAATAATGGAATTTATTTTATTAGCTTATTTAAAAATGAACTTTTATTATGTAGATACTTACAAAAATGTAGATGAATGTATCAGTAAGGCAGAAATATTATTTAAAGATAGGTCAGAGTATATGTGTTTACCAAATAATGGATTAAATCAACAGAGAATTGTAAAAGGAGTATTTCATAGAGGTTTATTAAAAAGTAACAAATGAGAATACTAATAATCACATTATTTTTTATTTTAACGAGTTGCTCAAGTTACACGGTAGCATCTCTATCTTCAAATATTATTACATATAATGCCACAGGTAAAACAAACGCAGATCATGTAGTTTCTATGTTGATGCAAAAAGATTGCAAAATGTTTCGTGCTATTAAAGATAAGGAGGTATGTGTTGTTAAATGATACAATTAAAAAAAATTAGTCAAACAATATCTAAAGCTTATGATATAAACCCTAAATTTGCAGAAGATATGAATAGAACTCTAGAAGGTTATGCAGAATATTATTATAAAATTTTTTTAC